CCTGATGGGCCGGGGGGAGAGCTCCTGCGGTTGGATTCGAACCAACAACCGTCCGGTTATCGGCTTGGTCACAATGTTACCTTTTTGTTTCCTTCGCGCCCGAGCTGGGACAACACCGACGATCTTCCTTCCATCGCCTAGATTACGGCATCGTTCCGGTGGACACGCTCGCACCGTCGCGAGACAGTGAATCCCCTACCGACACTTACCCCGCAATGGTCGCAACAGGGGGCCTGCTCATCCCCCTCCCGCGAGCGCGGGGCGCTGCGAGAGAACTAGGACACACAGATGAAACCCCTCTGGGACTGGGACACGGCCGTCGCAGATTGGACTACCGCCATGCAAGCTGCTGGCCGTTCACCCCGGACGATTCGCCTCTACTCCTGCCACCTTCGCAAGGTCATCCGCGAATGCCCCGATGGCCCTGCCTCCGTGACCTCGACTGACCTGCGGTACGTGCTCTCCGCGGGCTCGTGGAAACCAGAGACGCGCAAGAGCGTGCGTGGGTCTATCACGGCGTTCTTTCGTTGGGCTCACGGAGCCGGCTTCATTTCCACCGACCCTGCGCAGGGGCTGGCGGCCGTGCGCGTGCCCGCCGGCGTTGCTCGCCCCGTCCCTGACGATGTCCTCCACGACGCGCTCGCGCGGGCTGATGAGCGCGACCGCACGATGATTCTTCTCGGCGCTTACGCGGGGCTTCGTTGTATGGAGATCGCGCGCGTTCACTCGCGAGACTGGGACGGGTCCGGCCTGTACGTGACGGGCAAGGGCGGAAAGACCCGATATGTCCCGATCATCCGCATGGACCTGCGCCGCGCCCTGACCTCCTGCCGTGGCTATCTATTCCCCGGGCAAGACTGCGGGCACCTCTCTGCTGGCTACGTCTCGAAGCGGCTCGCACGGGCACTCCCTGCGGGCTGGACCGGGCACACCCTCCGACACAGGTGCGGTACCGCCATGTACGCCGGCACCCGCGACCTACTGGCCGTCGGAGCCGTCCTTGGACACGCCCGCCCTGAGACAACGCGCCGTTACGTGCGACTGCCGGACGACGCCCTCATCAGCGCCGTGCGAGCTGCCGCATAAACGAGAAAGGCGCCCCACACCCTCAATTGGGGTGCGGGGCTGCCTTCTTGTTCTACGGATGGACGAGAGAGGGATACGAGGCCATCAGCCCCGTCGCTCCCTTCGCGAGCGCTTGGCGCGCCTGAGAGTCATTGACGATGATGTGCGCGATCGTCGGCTTGCCCGAAGCGTTCAGCCGGTTCCACACGTCCGCGCCTGCATTCCACTCCATCCCGATCACATCCCACTGGGATAGGTCCGAGGCCGCGACCTCGTTCGGGTAGAGCATAGCCATGACCTTGTAGCCGCGGGCCTTCGCCCGCTTTGCTCCGGTCCCCTTCGCGAAGACCTTCCACACGACCCTGCGTTCGGGATGCCCACCGAACGTCGTGTCCAAGTAGTCGAACAACTGTTCTTCAGCCGCCAGGTCGCCCGGATTGCGCTGGTCCTCCGACGACGTGGTCTTGTGGTCGATCGCGAGCACGATGTCATCCGGCACCTGATCAACGATGTCCGTCAGCCGCATGAACCCACCCGAGGCCTGGCGGAGCGTGCGCAGCGTCGACCAGGGCGTGTTCCAAATCTGGTAGTCCGTGCCCGGCACCGTGCGCGATGTCTTCCAATCGTGGATAGCGACGAACTCCCCCGAGGCACACCGCCTCACGGACAGCTCGAGTGCCTTAAACCCGGCACGCAACGAAGCGGTAAGGCCCGCCTGCGTGAACTCCGGGAATTCGGTCCCGCCCATCCGATGACTGATGTAGAACGGGCGCCGCGACAGGAAGGCTGTCACGATGTCCTCGCCCGCCGGAATCACCGGCGTCGACGGAGCACGCAGCGACAGGCTCACATCCCCGCCCGTGCGCCGGCGCACGCGCACGACCCCCGACCTATCCCCACCCGTGCGCCGGCGCTCGTAAACGACGAGGTCAGGCATGCGCGATCACCTGCACTGCAAGACCGTTAGAGCCCTGCGGGTTCGGATACGTGACAACGAGGTCCGACGGCTGCGAGCCCGTGCGGCGCGCCAACGTCACCGTCTGGTAGTTGAGGCCTTCCTGAGCCGCGAAGGCCACCTTTTCCCAGCCCGCAGAGACAGTCACCTGCTCCGAGGACTCAACTGCACTCGTCCGCTCGAACGCGAAGCCCAGCACAACGCCCTCGCCCGCGAGCGCGGGAGCCGTACAGGTCGTCGTCTCGGCCGGTGGGGCCTGGCGCTTCTTGACGTCGCCAGCCTTGATCGTGGAGGCTCCTCGGATAGAGGCGGCTGCCCAGCCGATCTCCGCGACCTGGTTCAGCCTCAGTGTGACGGTGGGTTCCCACGGGCCGGTGATGACGACGGCGCGCATCGTGCCGACCCAGTACGGGGCGACAATCTGGTCCCAGCCCTGCGGAATAGTCAGGTTCGCCGGCGTGCCCTGGGCCTTTTCGTTCAGGCCGATCACGAGCTTGTCGCCGGCCTTGCCATCGACCTTGATCGTCACGGTCTGGCCGACGACCTGACCGGCTCTGCTGGCAACGAGCGTCGGGCCAGCTGCGGGGGCAGGCGAGGGAGTCGGGGACGGCGCAGGGGCAGTGCCAGAGACGAGGAAATAGAGCGTGCCGTCCGGCAGGGCCTGCGCTTCGGCCTCTGTGGAGCAGACGGTGATGCCGACACGTTTCAGGGCTTCGGTGAGTTCGGCCTTGGTGGCCAGGCCAGTGAGATCACTCGTGTGGGCCACGCCCGCCACGTCGGCCTTGGTCGCCAGGCCCGCGAGTTCAGCCTTGGTGGCCAGGCCAGTGAGATCACTCGTGCGGGCCACGCCCGCAACGTCACTCTTGGTGGCGTATCCGGCGAGGTCCGCGCGGCTCGGGAGCTCAGCGACCTGCTGGCGTGTGGCGTAGCCGGCGAGGTCGGCGCGTGTGGCCAGGGGTGCCAGGTCGGTGCGCTTGGCGTATTCGCCGAGGTCGACCTTTCCACCGGCGGAGGCTCGGGCGAGCTCTTCCTTGGTGGCGAGTGGTTCGATGGCCTTCGCGATCGCTTTGTCTGTGCCTTGCTTCGTGTAGAGCTTGGGCTTTGCCATGGTTAGCCTCCAAAAGTGATGGTGTCCCCGTCGTCAGAGACGACGCCGCTGATGGTTGCAGTGTCTCCGTCACCGGAGACCTGCACGTCTGGCGTGCCAGTCTGAGGTGCCGGGGTAGGCGTCGCCTCGCCGGAGAACACACTGGCGAGCGTGTAGGCCATGCCGGGCTTCAGCGTGACTGTCGCTTCTCGGAGTGTCCGACCGGGGACGCTGAGGCGCAGGTGGACCTGCGACGGTGCCGTGAGATCGAGGGGCAGCATGATCTGTCCGCGCGGGTTAGCTGCCCGAGAGACGGGGCCGACTGCCATCAGGGACGTGGCCTCCCCCGTCTGCGTCTTCAAGGTCGCCGTGATGTAGGCGAGGGGTTCGGGCGAGCCGTCGAGTCGCGTGACGTTTCCACTCACGATCGTTCCTCCCATTTGTCAACCTTCTCCTGTAGTCTGTCGAGGCGCTCATGCAGTCTCGCGTGGGCGTCGTGAGCGTGTTCGTCAATGGTGCGCTGCGAGGACTCGCGCGCCGTCCGCTCGTCGTGGAGCTCGGCGGCCATCTTGGAGCCGCGCTCATCGATGCGTCCGACGCGCGCTTGCACGGAGCTGAGGCTCTCGCTGTGCGCGTTGAGAGTGGCCTCCATTCGGGCACCCTGATCGAGGAGGCCCGTCACCTGTTTGGACAGAGCGCCGATCTGGTCCGACACGACCCAGACAGTCTCAATCGCTTTGTCAAGGTCGTCGCGGACATTCGTGTCGTGGTTGTTCTTGATTTCCTTGTCTGCGCTCTTCGCCGCGTCCCGGGCCTCTGAGGCGGTCTCCGAGATGTGAGCGAGCCGCGCATCGAATAGTCTGCCGACGTACCGCAGGCCCGCGACGACTGCCGCAGCGGCTGCGCCAATGATGGCGACAACCGCTGCGACAACCGCTGCGACGACCTTCGGGTCGGCGATGATGTCAACCACGCGCGCTGTCCGACGTGCCCGTCAGCTCATCGAGCGACTGACCGCCCGGAGTAGCGGCGCCCACCCAATCGAGGATGCTCGCTCCATTGATGCGGACTGCGGATAGCATCGTGTAGACCGACCACGCGACGCCCAGGAACACGGACATCTGCGTGACGAGCAGACGCCACGTCGCCGGGTAAGACCCGGAGACCCACACGGCCGCAGTCGTGACGAGAGCGACCGCGACGAGGAGCACCACGCGGCGGCGGCGCGTCCACCACGGCTTGTCCAGCGCTGCCTGAACCATCGGCCACACAAGGCCGACAATGACCGTCGTGATGAAGGGGTCCGACTGAAGCCCCATCAACAGCTTATCCATCTCATTCTCCCTTCTCCGCGCCCGCGAGCGCCGCGTTGATTGCCGCGTTGGTGATGGCCCCGTAGTATTCGTCAACCTCGACGCCGACCGCGCTTTGTAGCTGGCCAACTACGCGGTCGTGGGCCTCATCGGAGTCGTCACCCCAGATGCCGTCCGGGTCGGCCCCAATGATCGACTGAACGTACTCGACGCCCAGGGGGAACTGCCTGCCTCCCCACGAGCTCGCCGCCACGACCGCGTACACGCGGCGCGTCGTGTCGGGGCCGAGGATGTTATCCGTGTCCGCACCAACTGCGCGCTGGATTCCCGTGATGTCCGTGTAGCCGCCGGATGAGCCGGCAGCCGCGTCGGAGTAGTAGGGGCGAATGACCGCGCACACCGCATCCCAGTCGCGGGTGCGGCGCCACACGCCGCCGCCGTTGCTCTGCGAGCCCGCAGCGCCGGACGACGTATTGAACTCGATGGTCTGCAGCCAGCCGCCGTAATTCGCCTCAACGATTCCGACATGGTCGGCGATCCCGTCGTCATCCCAGTCGAAGCACACGAGGTCTCCGGGCGCAGCCTGGGTCATCGGGGACACGAGCCTGCCCTCGCGGGCAGCGACGGCGATCCCATACGGGACATAAGCGAAGTCCCCGCCGGGCAGGACGGACTTCTTCTCCTCGTCTGTCGCACACCAGGAGGCACCCATCGCGCAGAAAGGCACGCCAGACGTGCCGTAATATGCGCCATGCTTCTTGGCGTACCAGCGGCCATACTTCGACCCCTCCTCGGGATCGTCCCAGCGCGTGTATCCAATTTCCCCTGCCGCCCAGCCGAGGACGTCCTGTGCGGCCATACTCATCGCGCGTCCTCCGTCTGCTCGTAGGGGATGTAGATCGGGGCGACGACGTCGGGCGGCGTATCCGTCGCCGGCGTCATCGACGCCATGAGTTCCTCAATGCTCGGTTCCATATGTCTCTCCTTAGTTGGGTAGACGAAACCCCCCGGACGGGATTGTCCGAGGGGCGAGTTCAGTTGTCGGTGGTCAGTAGCCAATGGCCATCCACGCGAAGGAATGCCGCTCCTGTGAGGTCACGCCGGGGAGCATCGGCCTGAAGCCGCTCTTATCGAGCACGTCCACACAGAATTGCCGGCCGTTCTTGAAGTTCCAGCCGGCCGGCCCCGACCCATACAGCGGCGTGATACTGACGGACACGCACTCGTGCGGGAACGGGGTGTTGAAGTTGACGCGCGGCATGTATAGGTTGCCGAACGCGATCTCGGCGCTGGACACAGCGACTCGGCCGCCCTTGATGAGGCCGGGCTGGACAGTCGGGCTCAGCCCAGTCCCCACGGGCATATCCCCGACCGCCGAGAGTTCCATCTGCAGATTCGACTCTGCCGCCCAGGACCGGCCATCCCACACCCTCACGGCGTTAAGGTCGGTCCTCCACACGTAAACAGGCTGCGCCGCCGACGCCACCAGACCCGCAGCCGCGAGCGCGGACACGTACTGCGCCGCCGCCGTTTCGGAAGCGCAAGCCTTGTAGGACGGAATAGACAGGGACAGGGCCAGCAGGTCCTGTCGCTGGGCGGGGTCAGTGGGCGAGGGGACTCGGTGTCCCCGCTGGTCGATGTAGCTCATGAGGGGTCCTATCGAGAGGTGTAGGTGGTGCGGATCGAGAGGCTGTCTCCGGAGGCCTGAACGCCGCCGTATGTCTGGCCGACGAGGGCAAGGCCAGTCCCCGGAGTCAGGAGCTGGGAAGCAACGCGCGTGATGTCGACGGTCAGGGACGTTGCCCCCACTTGGACGGGGGCGCTGATCGTCGCGCCCACCTGGACTGGTCCGGTGTCCGAGTATGTGGCCGGAGCGATCTGTACTGACCACGCGGCTGACGTCGGGTGTGGGCGGAGCGTCAGCGTGGCGGCCGTGACCCTGATACGTCCTAGAGCCTCGGCTTGCCGGCCGAACGTTGCGAGACCTGTGAGGCGGTGGCCGCCGGTGGTCCCCTGCCAGGCCCCACCGCCGCCGTGCCGCGTCCACGCTGTTCCATCCCAGGTACCCGCCCACTGAGGAATCAGCACAGCCTCACTCACGGTCCGTGTCGGCGCTGTCAGCTGTTCCCACTTGGGGAGCGGGTTTTCCGGGGCGGGCGCCGGCCCGAGCGCGTGCAGCGCCCGGCCCGTGTCCGGGTCGAGCAACACATGCGCGGTCTCGACGCCGGTCCAGTTGACAGCCGTTGCTGCAATCTGGATGGGAGGGCCGCCGTACAGGCTAACGTTAAGCGCGCGTCCGCCCTCAATGAGGCTGACCACGCGCGCGATCGCGGTCGGGGACCTGTCGGACCCATAGCGGGGCGGCAGATCGTCGGGCACCGTCGAGATCAGGTCCATCACGGGGTTACTCATGCACTCACCTCCACATCGGTCTTCTGTGTGCCCCTGTAGGTGAGGGGGACCTCGTATGCTGAGACGGTTCCCCACATCGTCTTCGTAGTCGCTGCGTCCACGGGCCGAGTCGCGATCTCGACGTGTGCGTCTAGCTGGATGCGCGGGTCCGGTGCGTGCTGCACGGGGACCTTGATTTTCTTCCTGACTGAGTCTGCAAGCATTGCCTCGGCTGTGCGCTTGGCCTGCTCGTAGCTCGTGATTAGCGGCGATGAGAAGAACCTTGGCACGGTGCCGTAGGGACCGTCGACGCGCATCGGTCCCGTCAGCTGATCGGCGATCGCTTGGAACGAGGGGGCACCCTCGTCGCCGCTTTGCTGACCACGCGCGACCACCCGGTTATAGATTTTGTCGCGGCTCACCGAGGCCGCCACCCCGACGACCGTGCCGCCTTCCCCATCTGAGAGGCGCAGCGCCGGCCGCGAGGTGGGCGGGGCGGTCGGCGGGGACAGATACATGATGCCGTCCCCGCCCTCGCGCACGGTGGCGGGCCAGGCTTTCGCGATCTCGTAGACAGCGTCAATGCGGCTCTCGCCCCAGGACATCGAGGGGCAGGGCCTGTCGCCGAGGGCCGGATCGATGATCACGCCGATACGTGCGCCGACCAGGCGGCGCAGCTCTGACGCGAGAGTGCCCGCCGGGTCTGGCGCCATCGGCTCCGTCAGCCTGTCCTCCTCGAGGCGCTGCATCAGGCTCTTGCCCGTCACTCGCACCGTGGATGATCCCGGCTCCACCGAAGTAATGAGGAAACGGCCTAACTGAACCGTCCACCAGCCCGCGCCGACGAGCGAGCCGACCGTCATGCTCACGTGCAGGACTTGCCCATAGCAGCCGAGCGGGTGCTCTGGGTCCACAGGGTCCCAGTCTCGCCAGTCCTCCCCCTGCACAGCGCCCACACGGGGCACCGTCAGGGACAGGGTGCCCTGCACCTGCTGACCAGCGTCCCACGACACCGACCCTTCCTCGACTGGCACCTCCCCCAGGTACTGCGACCCCAGCCACGACTCCACGGTGACAGACACCGAGTAGCCCGAGGTCAGAAGGTCTTCGGGGATTTGCTCGACGTCGGCCGGCATGCTCATGCGTCCTCCTGCCAGATAGTCCTGTCGAACTGATCCCACGGCCACCGACGAGTATCCAAGCCGTTCCACGTCAGGCGCCGCTTATCGAAGTCGTCCCACGTCGACAACGTCAACGTGGTGTTCGGCTGAGGCAGTCCGACGATCGTGCCCTTCAGTTGCCAGATGCGCTCGGCGACGTCAAGACGCGGTGCGCGCTCCATCGATGTCGATGTCACCGCCATGAGCGTCACCGGATCGACGTCGCACACCCCACGCTTGCACTGCACGCAGTGACGCGGGTTGTGGAACAGAGCCACCGGCGTCTGCGACGCCAGAAGCGTCTTCATAGCCGGAGTGTCCTGCAGGTTCGTGCGAACCGTGAGAGACACCGTGCCGCGCCCCATCGCGGGCGCATAGACCACCAGTGGCGTCTCGCGCCCCGGCACCTCATGCTCCGTCACCCGCGGTTTTAGTTCACGCTGGTCAGTGCCCTGCCACAGGACGTTCACCGGTTTCAGGCCCGCCGTGTCAGTCATCAGAGACAGGCCGCCCCATGAGCGGATCACCGGCTCCGATTCGACCGTGACTCCCCTCGACGTCGTCACCCTGTATCTGATCGGCGTGTTGATCGGCGCGAGCGGGTCCCCAATGATGCGCTGCAGGCCTTTGCTCTCCCATACCCCGCCGCGAGGAGTCCACGTGAAGCCCGTGTCCGTGACGCCCTCGACATAGCAGGATGTCCCGGCGGGTACGAGCGCCGGCGGAATCACGACCTGGACCCTGGGAGCCTGTCCACCCGCCACAATCGCGACAGGCAGCGACGACATGTCGACGTCCGCCTCGACCTCACGCGACGTCGAAACGCCGCGTGGCCCGGTCCACTGGTGCGCGAGCGCCCTCGATGAGTAGCCGACGCGGCTCGGTGGGGTGTCTCCATCGAAGAACTCCCCCGCTGCTGCCTCGAGTGCCTCACCTGGTGTGGGCGCCGCGATGATGAGGACGTCATCGACGTACACCCAGCCCGGCAGGGTGCCGCGCTCGCTCACTGAGGTCGTTCGGGCCTCGAAGCGAAGCCTGACCGCTGTCGCCCCAGATGGAGCCGCAAACGCCCAGACAGGCCTATTCCCATCCGTGCTGGCGACCAGCAGCGCCGGAGTCTTCTCCGGGACGCTGCGGCCGCCCACGTTCCACTCCGGGGAGACGGCAACCGCTATGCCAGGGCTCGTGCGCACAAGCGCCGAGATCGCGACCGTCTGCCCGCCAGAGACAGTGACTGCCGTCGGCGTAGCAATCGGCCCCTGAGTGCCGGGCGGCACGTCGATGGCCAGATACTGCGGAGACTGGCGCGCATGCCCGCCCCACGAGTCAGTATCCGAGCCGATCCTCACCGTGGCCGGAGCAATCTTCGCCCATTCGCGCAGTAGATACGCGAATGACGGATTGCGGCAAAGATTCTCACGAGCCACTACCTGCTCCTTCCAGCAAGTTGCTTACGACGAACCAGGACGCCGGTGCTGATCGACTCCACATGCGCGCGGAACGCCTGCCCGTCGTCCAACACAAGGTTGACCTGCGCTCCATCGAATGACGGCACGGCATTTGCTCCACTGGCCGCGAGCGCGCTGACGTCGGACCACTGTCGGGCGGTAAGGATTGCCTCCCTCGTGCCCGTCTGGTTGACGGCTGCTGTGACTCCCGAGGGGAGCCATCCGCCGCGGTCGTACTTGCGAGCGCCGCCATAGCGGCCGACGGTAGGCGACCCCCAGATTCCGATGTGCCGGGCGTTGAGGCCTGGCTTTGGTTCCTCGATCATCTGGCCGCCGCCGGCGTAGATCGCAATATGGTGCGCCGGTGCGCCCCAGAACAGCAGGTCGCCGGGGGCGGCCTGCGTCCAGGGGATCGGTGTGGAGCCGGACTGGTAGCCCGCTGCCGTGAGGCGCGGCCACCCCAGACCGAGTTGCTGGGCAGCCCAGTAGACCAGGCCTGAGCAGTCGAGGCCGGGCGGGATGGCTGATCCGCCCCACACGTATGGGACCTGCATTTGGACGGCTCGCATTGCGGCGCCCACGAGTCCGGCTGAGGATGACTCCTCGGCCTTCTTCTTGAAGAACGCTCCGACTCCCGCGAGGAGGGACTCGACGCCGCCTGCGCCGAGCTCGCCGATGACTCCGGGGGCGATGCCCTTCATGAGCCCTCGCACGGGCTCGGTGATGAGCTGTGCGATTGAGCCGAGCGGGTCACGGAAAAACTCCGCGACGCCGCGTGCTGCGTCGGCGAACCATCCTGCGATGCCGCCGCCTGCGAAGTGGGCGATGCCTCCGCCGGAGAAGCCTGTGGGGGCTTTTCCGGGAGAACCGCCGGGGCGGCGCTTCGAGGCTGCGTAGTTCGCGGCGATGATGCGACTCGGGCCGATCTGTCGGACGAGCTCGGGGACGAGGATGGCCTCGCCCGGGGAGAGCATCGCCGGGATTGTGTCGTGTCCGGGGCTGTATCCGGGAACGATACCGCCGCCGGCGTATTCGGCGATCCGTGGGATCGTCGGGAGGGTGAGGGAGAGGCCGATCTTCGAGGCGACCGTTTCCGTCATCGACTTCAGGCCGTTGGTGTAGACGGTGTCAATGATGAAGTTCACCGGCTTGGCTGCGACGGTCTTCACCTTGTTCCACACGGACTCGATTGCCGAGCGCATGCCATCGAACGTCGAGGAAACGCCGCTCGACATGGAGGAGAAGACCCCTGTGACACTGTCGTAGACCCATTGGACGGCTGCGCTCGCCGTGGACTTGATGGACTCCCAGACGCCCGAGACAGTGGAGGCGATACCGTTCCAGATCGAGGACACGACGCCAGCGACCGTCGTGAACACAGTGGAGACGATGTTCCACACGGTGTTGATGTACCAAGTGACGCCCGCGACGATGAGATTCCACGCGGCCGTCACTCCTGCGGAGATCGACGCCCACACTCCTTCGAGGAATGCGACGATGCCCCCGAACACCGCTGTGGCAATCCCGGCGATCCACTGCCACGTGCTGGCGATCTGCTCAAACACTGGCTTGATAACGGTGTCATACGCCCACGTGAACGCCTGGCAGATCGCATCCCATACGGGCTTGATGACGTTGTCATACGCCCACGTGAAAACCGCTACCCACGCCTGTATGTAGAGCTTGATCGGCGTCAGGACAATGCCAACGATGATCGCGAACGCGGTCTTGAACACCGTCACGATGCCGTCCCAGATCGCTGAGATCACATCCCAAGCTGTCTGCAAGGGCTGCACGACGTAGGTCGAGAAGAACCCCGAGACCCCGTCCCAGGTTCCCGTCCACCACGAGGAGATAGACTCCATGGCAGACGACCACGCCGAGCTGATCCAATCCACGAAGGAATAGAACGCCTCAGTGATCGCCTCCCACGCCTTACGGCCCGTCTCCGTCTGCGTGAAGAAGTAGACGAGGCCCGCGACGAGCGCAGCAATCGCGGTGACTATCAGCCCGATTGGGTTGAGGTTCATGACGATGTTGAACGCCGCCTGCGCGGCCTTCGCCAAGTTCGTTGCCTTGACGAACTGCAGAAGCCCGCCGGCCGCCCTCACGGCGTTCACGGCACCCATGGCCGCGCTCATCCCCTTAAAGGCGGCCGTGCCAGCGACTACCGCAGTCACGAGCGGTGCAACAACGTCGGTGTTCCTCCCAACCCAGTCGAACACGTTCTTCAACGCCTCAGCGGTGCGCTGAATCACCGATGGGCCATCGCCTCCGAACGCGCTGACCATGTCCCACACGCTCTGAGCGAGCGGCGCAAACGCAGCCGCGAGATTCGTTGCTGCATCCCAGCCAGACTTGAGCATCTCCCAGGCAGCCATGCCAGCATCGCGCAGATTGAACAGGAAGTCGACGAAGGCGCTGTCCTCCTCGAGCCCGAAGATCGGCCCCGAGAAATTCCCGTTGGCGAGCACATCCCAGATTCCCTGGATAGAGGGCACGCCCACGTCCTTGATCCACGCGAACCCAGCGCCGAGCGTGTCCGACATCCAGCTCATGAAGGCGGTCAGCTGCGGCTTCGCCAGATCAATCATGTCCTTGAAGCCGCCGACAATCGTCGCCTGCAGGTTGCCGGCCGCGTTCTCAATGCGAGACACGTCCGACGCTGCCGCGACCGCGACGTCATCAAAGCCGAGCTGCAGAAGCGCCTGATTGAATTCTTCCGCAGAGATTTGGCCTTCCGCCATGGCCTCACGGAAGTTACCCGTGTAGGCCCCCATGTCGGAGAGGGCCTGCTGAATCTTGCCGCTCGCACCCGGGATAGCGTTGGCGACCTGATTCCAATCCTGGGTCTGCAACTTCCCGGCACCGTTGACCTGGACGAGGGCCAGCCCCAGGCTCTTGTACGTGTCAGCCGTGCCACCGGACACCGCGTTGAGGTTGCCGGCTGCCTCGGCAAGACGGTCGAAGCCATCCACGCTGTTTGCAGCGAGCTGACTCGTGATGCCCTGAATGTCCGCGAGGTCGTACACGGTACGGTCGGCATACTCCTGCGCGGATGCACCGAGCCGCTCAATCATCGAATCATCGACGCCAGCGAACCGCAACGTATCGGCAAATTTATTCGTCGCGTCTGAGGCCGCGATAGCCTCGGATGCGAAACCGCCGATACCGACAGCCGCACCCAGGAGCGCGAGCGGGCCTAGCGCCGAGGTCACGAGACCACCGAGCGACGTCACACCCGAACCAACGAGGCCTAGCGAGGAATCGACCTCGCGGGCTTCACGCTCGACATTGTCGGCCTCGCGCACCCAGCCCTTCAGCGACGTCGTGAAGCGCTCCCAGTTGGACGGGGCCTTCGCGATACGTTGGTCAAGCGCCTCTGTTGCCGCCTTCGCGCTGTCGGACGCGGCCTTCTCCTTGCGCAGAGAGTCCGCGTGGTTAGCGGACGCCTGGTCGGCCTTTTTGTTGGCCGCTGCCGACGCTTCACGTGCCGAGGCCAGAGCCGACTCCGCGCGAGCAACCGCCGCCGAGTCAGCAGATGAGCTAGAGCGAGCGGCTGCGAGCGCACGCTCGGCGCGCTCCACCGCAGTCGCCGCCGTCTCTTCCTCAGCGCGCGCCTTCGCGAGCGCCGAGGAAGACTTTTCCACCTTGGCGTGCGCTTCCTGCAGGGCTTCCCCGGCCTGCGCAGCCTCCTGACGAAGGCGCGCCGTGGACTTGCCCAGAGGGTCGGCGATCGCGTTAACGAGGTCCTTGCCTGACGCGGAGACCTGCTCCTTGAATTTCTCCGCGTATTTCTTGCCCGCGTCGCCAGCTACCTGCGGAATCTGCGCGGCCGTCGTGTTCTCGATGCTCTTGAAGAATCCCCGCATCGATGGGACGACATCGACATAGACAGTGCCTGCCTGATACACGCCAGCCACGCAGACCTCCTACAGGTAGTTATTCAGGTTTCTTTGGGGTCCACCCCGGCATGAGAGCCGCGAGCGCCTGGTGGGCGCTGCGGTCTCGGACGCTCGTGCGTGCGTCCTCGAGTGCGATCGCGGTGAGGCTCTCGGGTCGTGGGTAGGTTTCTTTGCCCCCGAACGCCGAGACCAGCAGGTCGAAGATGTCCTGCAGGACTCTGACCTCGGGGGTCTGGGTCCGGAGCTGTGCCTCGGTGTCGTCGTCCGCGGCTTCGGCGATCGCCATTGCGGTTTCGATTGCGACCTCTGGGTCGTTGAGTATCGCTGCGACGGTTCGACTTGTTGAGGGCAGCTCGTCGATGAGGGTCAGCAGGAATCGGTATCGGCGGTCGCGGAACAAGGCATAGGTGTCCCAGCCCTGCTCCGCGAGGTCCGCAACGATCTGCCTCTCGTACCGTGTCAGGCGGTCGTAGAGGCGCGCCCTTCCCCCAGGGACCCGAGCGAGGCCTCGTAGTGAGTGGACGCCTGGCGCAGGAGGAGCAGCATCTGACGCAGAGTCAGATGCTTGGTGACAAATGCGGCGTCTTCCTCCGATAGCCACTTGTTGATTACCTCCGTGGCGCGCTTGCCGCCGCCGAGGTCGAGGAGGAGGTCTTCGCCGGCCTCGGGGCTCAGACCCAGGGGGTCCGGGAAGGTCACGATGTGGTTGTTAATCCCGAAGGTGAACGGGGTGACCTCTGCTGCGCCGTCGAGGTTGTTGAGGGCCGAGAGTGTCAGGGTGGGGGTGATCTTGTCTGCCATTGTGTTCTCCTTGTTTGGTCTGGTCAGTTCTTGCGCTGGGTGCTGGCGGGCGGGGCAGGCAGCGTCGGCGCGGCCGCTTCCGGCTCGTCGGGCTGGGTTTCTTCCCATCCCTGTGCGCGCAGAGTGTTCGCGTCGGCTGCGTCGTCGGTGACTCGGGTGAGGACGATGTCGTCCCCGTCTGCCGTCTTGATCGTCTTCTTGAAGGTCAGTTGATCCATGGTTGTCCTATCCTGTGGTGTTCTCCTGGGGTGGTTAGCGGGCAGAGGCCGGAGGGAGAACAGCCCCGGCCCCCGCCCGCAGTAGGTGTCAGACGCTGAAGCCCGTGATGTCACGGTGTTTGAGCATGCCCGAGCCGCCGAGGTAATGGCGGCACGAGGTGCCCGTCGTTTCGTCTGCGAACGCCTTGAATTCAAGGTCGCCAGTGATCGCGTCCGTAGCCTTCAGGGAGATCGTCGGGAGGCTGGTGAGCTTGGTACGCGGGAAGCACCATCCCATCAGCCATTCGTCATCTGCCGGGCCGTCGGCCGCGATGATCAGGAGGCGCTTCTCGGGGATCGACGGGAGAAGCGCCTCATCAAAGACCACCTCACCCGTGGACGCGGACGCCTTCGTCTTCGAGAGATCAACGCCGTGGATCAGGCTGAGCATCTCGGAGCGGAACAGCTCGAAGATATTCAGCTTGATCGTCTTGGACGCCGAGGTGAGGTCCGAGCGGACCGGCTCGGCGTAGCCGAGGCCCTCGACGTCGTCAACCTTGACGTCGGGAGTGATCTCGCCGCCGTCCGTCGTGAAGATGCCCATGGGCACCCAGCCCTGCGGAATCTCCTTCAGAGCGCCGCCCGTGTCCGTCAGCGTGTCCGGCACAGCAGTCGTCATGGGAGCAACGAACGCCAGGACGTTGAGCGCCTTCCTGACGTTCTTTGCCTTGTTGTGCTTCTTCTTCAGCGCTTCAATGGTCGTGTTAGCCATATCCGCCTTCCTTCCAAATCAGTGTTGTTAGTCGGTGGGACGTTGAACAGCTTCCACGCTGAGGCCCACCACCTCAACGACGCCATAAGCGGCGCGCACCCCCAGGCGAGACGGCACAGAGACCTGATCGACCCACCCAGAGGCCCCCACCACAGGACGAACTGACAGAGCCTCCACAACCTCATCCGCGAGCGCGTCCGCGCCACCAACGCCTGGCCCTGTGGGGGTCTTGGCGTACACGTCGACGGCAACGGAGGTGACGCGCTCGAAGTCAAGGTCTTGGGATTGGGTCGCGTAGACATGTACGAGCGGCATAGGCCATGTGTCCGGGAGGCTGCCCTCCTGGATCACGCGCACTGTCTTCGCTCCCGTTGCCCGAGCGATTGCGGCTCGGAGCACCTGGACGGGGTCTGTGTACGTCACTTGCCCCTCCTTCGTGCGCGTTTAGAGCCTGCGAGTCTCCCGAGCGTGTGATGCGCAGGGACGCGGCGCCCGTCTGCGGTGAAGTGTCCGAACTCGACGGGCACGGCGTGCGGGGCGTCGTTGGCGACTCGGCCTGCAGCCCTGCGAGACGAGCCGTTTCGGCGCGTCTTCACCGTGGCTGTCACAGCCTCGACCTTGTATGCACTCGCGAGCACGCGGTCCCGTTTCGGGGCCGCCGCCGCAGCCGCAGCACGCACCGCTTCGGCTTCGCTGACCATCGCGCGACCGATGCCCTCGGATTGCAGGAAAGCCTCAATTGAGACGTCATTTCGCGCGAACTTAACTGCCATTCCTCACCTCCGTGAGATCACGACAGCGGTGCCGCGCGGCCACGGCGAGGCTGGCTCCTCCACCGTCCACCGTCCACCGAGCGGATGCTCGGCGGGAACACGGATGACCTCCCCGACGTTGAGTGTCACTCCCCTAGGCAGGTAGAGCGTCGCTGTCTCGTCGGCCCGCTCAGAGGCTGCCTGGTCGAGCAGGCCCGGCACAGTGAACTGTCCCGGCGCGATCAGGCAGCCCCCGATGAGGCGCGGTTTGGATTCCTCGACGAGGTAGCCGTCCCCGTCACGATGGACGGTCCCTTCTACCTGAATCGGGGTTTTCCATTCCTCCATCACGTCAGGCCCCTCCCATCACCCAGACATGCCCGGCGCGTCGCGGGCGGTACGCATCCGCGAGCGCCTGGTCGTCTGGGGAGAGGATGGCTTGGCCGCCCACTGCCCATGTGGCGTACTGGCGGGTCTGCGTGAACGGCCCCGTCGTCTCGGTCATTTGGGTTGCCCCTTGTGCGGCGGCGTCGGGGATGAGGAGGATACGTCGCACGCTGTCTGCGAGCTGTAGCCGTACCGCTGCGGGGACCTCGGAGAGGCCTGCCGTGTAGGTGACGACCACGAACTCACTTGCGGGCGATGCGACTTGGATGAAGCCGTGCCTGACGGTGTAGGGGATCGCCTGTCCGTCGTCGGTCGTGACAGCCTCGACGGAGATGAGCGGCGCCCGTGTGGGGACGACTCGTCCGCCCGCGTCGACCTTCAGGCGGTGCGTGTACTGCTCGACGGTGAACGTCTGGCGTGCGCGCTGTCGGAAGGCCTCGGCGAGCTTGTCAGCGATGAACGAGGCCCGCGCCGACTCCGAGTCTGTGAGGGGGCGGCCGAGCGCGGCCTCGATATCCTCGACAGTTACCAGTGGCACAGGCATCGTCCCTCCTACTTCTTGGACTTGGCCGGAGCGGGCTCCGGCTCCTCAACGTCCTCAACAGGCTCGACAGGCTCGATGCCGTCTGCGGCGGCGACAGCCTCTACGATGCCGGCGGCGATCATCCCTATTGCGACCTGTTCCTCGACCTCGATCTCAAGGCCGTTGGTTCCACGGACGAGCATCAGACCCCCTTAAAGACCTGAACGGCGGTCGGGCGCAGTACCTTGCCGCCGTACACATGCAGTCCACGGACGCGGTCGGCGAAAGTGTTCTCCGCGCGCATGCTCTCGATCTTGGAGATCTGCGAGACGTAGGCAACCGAGGGCTTATGCAGCGCGATCGCCATAGGCTTCGTGTCGTCCATCCATGAGGAGACAACGACGTCGAAGCCGAGGAGGCGACCGATGATCGCTTCGCGCAGACCGTCGGTCGTGTTGGACTTGTCGAAGGCCGTGAGCTTCGAGCCGTCGGAGAGCAGGAAGTTCTCGAACTTTCCGTTGACGAGCAGGACGCGGCCGGCCTGCGGTACCTTCGCGGCGGTGAGCTTGCCGCGCAGTTCAAGCGCGATCTTGTAGGCGCCCGCCCAGTCAGTGGGCGTGGTCAGACCAGTCACCGCCGTGCCCTGCGTGGACAGCAGTCCGGTGAGGAAGGTTTCCGCGTCCTCAACCAGACCGATACCGGCGGACTCGGTGTACTTGTCGAAGCTCTTGTTCGACTGTGCGCGGTCGATGTCATCGACGAGGAAGTCGAAGGACTTCTCCTGATCGACGTTCAGCTCGATACCCGTATTGGCGACCGTGTCGGGCGCGGTCGTGCGCGGCTGCTTGCCACTGCCGGACGCGGCGGGAAGGACGCCGGTCTTGTAGTCCTTGACCTTAATATCGACGATACCGGCGATATGGACCGTTGCTCCGGACTTCAGCTCACCCTCGTATTCGCGGTTCGTCAGGCCGGTCAGGACCGCCTGGTTGTGGAAGTTCTCCATGATGGAGGCAGTCCAGACTTCGGGGGTAAAGTTGTTGTTAGCCATTTCTTTGGCTCCTTTCACGGGCTCGCCGTCAGGCGATACCCATCACGTCGTTGAGTTGGCCCGCTCGGCGGGCCTGATTGATCTGCTCGGCACTCATGGTTTTGAGGTCCTCGCGTGTGAGTTGCTTGCTCGACCTGATCTCTTCACCTCGGTGTCCCGCGTCGGACGCCGGGGCGCCCTTCGGGATCTGCGCGCCGCGCCACGCCAGCAGACGATCCGCCGACGCTTCCAGCTCCTCAAGCGTCGAGCCGGACAGCAGGTCCATGTCCACGCCCTTCGCCGCGGCGACCTGAGCGCGCGCTGCCTGGACTTCGAGGGCCTTCACGCGAGCCTCAGCCTGCGCAGCCTTATCGAGAGCCTTCTGCAGCTCGGACTTGCCCTGCTCCTGAGCCTCGTCGTATAAGCGCGCCTTTTCGGCGTTTTCCTTCATCCGAGACTCATTCTTGCGCGACAATTCCTTCCACTTCCGCGCCTCGGCCTCCCAGTCAACCTGCTGGGCTGCATCCTCAGCGGCTGCGGGGGTTTCCTGCGCGGACGTCGCATCCCCTCCCGCCTCTGCGGACGGGGCGTCGACGTAGCGAAGGTAGGGATGGTGCTTCAGGTGGTTCTTCATGGTGATTCCTCCCATTCCGGGTACACGAAAGCCCCCACGCCATTGCGGCTGGGGGCTGGTTGGGTATCAAAAAACCGACCCAGGCATTACGTCCGAGGTCGGCTAGTTTGAGCATTATGTGAAAAGGACACCTGGGCTGCCCGAAGGGGCTGCCGGGATGTCCTCACCGCTAGGATAGCACACTCACGGAATGTGGACAATATTTCCTGCATGATCTATGACAATCACTTGGGTAAGATGACGACCCTGCATACCTTGCCGGACATCCCGGATCGATTTCTTATCGTCGAGTTCGCAACGGCGTAGATCGAGGACCAGGCGTTCAGTCTGTTTCCCCGCTCGCTTCATCTGCGAGTCGATGGTGTTCTTGCCTTGCCCCGTGGGTGCTTTGAATTCCCAGACCTGCTGATTCATTTCCGCGTCTGGGTTCTTCGCGCCTTTTTCGCGCGAATCTATGCGGAACAGCACGTCCATTCCCTCTTCCGCGAGGCGCAGCGCCGTGAGCACCTCATGCTCACTGGGTGCTTCTCTGACCGAAATAGCCGGGATGAACACCCGTCCGTCCCCATGCCCCGGATACAGGAATTCTCCGGGAATCCCTGTCACGTCCCCACCCTCGTACTGAAGCGTCTTATGCCATTTTTCGGCAGGAACGCTCATCAGGCGCTTTAAACGATCGGAGTCGTCCGGCGGTTGTGCCGTGGTCTTCTTCGGGGGCTTGGGAGGCTTAGGCGGCTCAGACTCCCCCGCCTTGGGCTGAGGCTTTGGCTTGGCCTTGGGCTGTGCCCATGACAGCGTTGGCCCATACTCGCCGTGTTCGCTGACCGTCAGGAGCTTCCGATAATCCGGAGTGCGCCCACCCCGGTCAGAGACACCGAGGCGGTCCGCCGTGATCTGGTGGACTTGTTCGAGCAAGTCTTCGTCGATCACCTGATTGACTGCCAGGCCCGGAGGAAGAGGCTGCACCCCACAGTCGCATCCCGGGTGAATCGGTAGCAGGTCACCACGGTAATAGCGCTGCGTTGACGCGACCACACACAAGGCGCAATTCTCTCGCCCCGTGAGGACACGCCGGTAGAACTGGCCCTCCTCGGGGTAGCCCCGCATCGACTGCCGAGACGCATGCACCTTCGCCAGCTGCATGTCCCCACCGATCAGCTGCGTGAGCCGCAGCCGCCCCTCAGCCGCAGCCTGCGGCAGAGGTTTCCCCGCCGCGAGCGCGGTGTACACGTCAACAGCTGGGCGACGATAGACGACGCGCGGGTCTACGCCGCGAGCGCCGCGTATCTCGTCCTGGTCGATGGATGGGAGGACAGCCTTCCAGCCGAGTTCGCGGGCGCACTGTGCGAGGTACGCGCGCGTCAGGTCGGCTATGCGGAGCTGGCCTGCGGCCACTCTGGGGGTGATCGCTTGGATCATGTCCTCGACGGCGCTGGCCCTGTAGTGCGGGAGTGAGTCCCAGTAGGCCTGTCCGAAGGCGGTGATCTGCTGTCGGATTGCGTGGACCTGGCTGTCATACGCCTCAGTGAGGCGGTTGAGCGAGTCCAGGTCCGGCATCGTTACTTCTCCTCGAGTGTTGCTGACTGTGTCTCTGGGAGTCGGAGCGCTACGGGGACGGCGCCCGTGAATCGGATTCCGTCGAGGCCGACGAGCTCCGACGCTGATTCAGGAGCGACGCCGGCGCGGATCGCCGTGCCGAGGGCGTCAAACCTGAGTTTCAGGTCTGCCGGGTCCCCCCGGACTCGGGGTTGTGGCCTCATCTGTCAGCTGCGGCTGCGGCTTGTCTTGGAGCGCGAACGCCAACGCAAGCTGCTCCTCAGCCCTACGCTGCTTGTCCTGTGCGATCTGCTCGGGGCTGTAGCCGAGGATGTTGCGTTGGATGGTTTCGAGCGCTTCGCCTGCATTGCGTGCCTGGACGGCGGCCGCGTATTTCTCCGTAAGGGACACTGCGTGGGGCGGGACGAACAGGACCTCCACGGTCTCCGTCTCGTCCAACGTGTATCCCTCGACCGCGAGTGCCTTGACGATGAGGTACGCGAGCGCGGGCTTGAAGCGCTCGATCCTGTCGCCTGCCTTGGAGAGGAGTGCCTTCTGCGGCTGTTCAGCTCCCGCTGCGCTTTGGTTTGCGGAGTCCGGGAGCATGATCGAGAGAGGCGTTGCGGTCTCGGCTGCCAATTCGCGCCAGTCGTCCTTGGTCGCGTTGAGAATCTCGGTGATCTGTGTCTGGGACGACTCCCAGATTTCCACACCCGGGGGCAGCTCCCACAGGGCTGCGGGTGAGGGTTCGAAGATCGCCTGGTAGTCGATCGCGTTCCCGGACTCGTCCTCGGCCGGCAGACCCGCCGATCCCTCAGCAGACTTGAGTGCGCGCTGTCGGAAGGCCTGCATGCTGATGATGACCAGGCGCTGTAGGGTCTGCCAGTTGATTCGGTCGATCAGGTCGAGCACGTGCTCGAACTCGCCCATGCTGTGCCTGTTCTCGAGGACCACGACCGGGGGCGCTCCCTCGAAGGGCTGGACGCCGCCTAGGTCGAGTCGCCAGTCCCCGGACACACGGGAGATCAGTTGCCGCGACTTGTCGTATGCCGAGCGCGTGTAGGACATGCGTAGGCCCGGAGTCCACATCACGAGGTGGTCGAGGCCGGCCGCTTGGTCTCGCCAGACCTTCATTGCCGCGAGCGCGCGCCAGGGCTTGACCGGGTCCGGTTCGACGTACATGTGTTCGGGGCGCTCGTAGGTGACGCATGCTCGGCCGTCTTCGTCCTGGGTGACCAGGAGGTAGCCGTGGCCGAGGGTGGCCGCGTCCCAGATTGCGTCCGCGAAGACCACTTTGAGGCGGTTGTCGCGCCAGATGCGCGCGGCCGCCTGAGCTGCGGGGCTGTCCTCGCTGGCTCCGACTGTCACCCCGTTGGGGATGAGTCGATCCGCGAGCGCGGACACGACGAGTTTGCCGGGGTTGGTGCGCGCACGCCGCTGGAACTTCAGCCATGCCTTTGCGAGATTAGGGCCCATCTCCGGCAGGGGAGATGATCCGTTGGTGTATGAGCGTAGGAGGTCCGTTCGTGGACGCTCCTTGTCCATCTTTGCGGTGAGGTAGGCGAGCCATTCCTCGGGCGTTTTCGTCATGAGGTGGGGCCTCCTCCCCCAGTGTGTTAGTAGAGCCGCCTCGGTGCGCGGCGGCTGGTTTGCTTGGCTGCGCCCTTGCCGACGGCGTCGAGTCCGGCCGTGTAGGCGAACATGGCACCCCAGGCGGCGTCAATCTTCGAGTAGTCCTGGTCGTCCGCAGGTTTGACGAGGACGTAGCCCGATTGCCTGGGCGATTTACGAGCGTTGAGCAGGTGCGCAGTGATCATCGGGTCACCGTCATACGTGATGCGTTCCTGGTGGATCGCGGACAAGAGCTGCGCGAAGTTCTCGCAGGTCTTGGCAACGTTTCGCTGCGGGTACCTGATCGGCTCGGACGCACTGATCTTGGCACGCAGACGGCGCGAGTAACGCGCCTCCCAACCCTTCACGTCCTGAGCCCATCCCGCCGACGGGTCCGCATAGAACCCCACCACATTGAACCGCTCGAAAGCGTCGCGCACGGTCTGCTCGACTTCGAGGCGGGGCGGCTGCCAGCCTTCGCCTGCGGGGCCGTCTGGCTGGCTCCAAATCCCAACCTTGAACAGGTGCCGTTGCGTCACCGAGTAGCCGATCAGGACCGTGGCATCGGCTATGCCGATCTTCCGGCCTTCGGAGCCATCGAAGCCCAACGTGATCGGCTCGGTGGAGCTGATCTGCTTCGTGTGGTCTTCGATGGCTCGCAGCTCCGGCATCGTGAGCCATGCGTCGGACGCGCTGTTGATCTGGTTGAGGAAGTTGGCGCACATGTCCGCCGGGTCGTTATCCGGATGCCAGAAGCTATCCGCGATGCGCTCGATGTCGACCCAGCCGGGTTCGCACTCGGGCTCGTGGATCGCACATCCCCTGGGGTCGGCTGCCGAGTCTCCGTAGGCGATGCGCAGACCGTTGATGAGCGATTCACGGTCCGAGATGTCGGTGTCCAGCGGGGCCTCACGGTGGTCGTAGTACAAGCCCCGAGCAGCTTCCGGCTTGGCCTTGCCAGCCTTGATCAGCTCATAGAATCGCGCTGTCGTCTCCGCGACCGAGCGTTCGCCGATCGTGTAGGCGTTGGGGGTCTCGATCGTCAAACCGCCGAGCTTATCCGCGTTCGCACGCAGTGTCTTCGCCAGCTTCGGGCCGCCGTTCGACGGCAACCACGTCTCTGTCTGGTCCATAACAGCCATAACGGCCTTCGCCCCCTTGACGGAGGTCGCCGAGGATGTTCGTTTCTCGATGCGGCCGCGACGCAGGGCGACGAAACTGTCCATCGGGTCGAGGCCGTACTCCGACTCGGCGGTAGAGCCACGCAGCATTTCGAGCAACGGGTCCCAAGTGTTCGCCGTCTGGTCGTCGGTGGTCGCCGTGACCTGCACGATAGGCGTGCGCCGCGTCGACCACGGCACACCGACCGGCTGCCCCTCAGCATCCCACCCGTCACACAGAACGGGGGCCATCGCTTCGGCGCAGCAGATCGCCGCGATAAACGGGCTCTTGCCCCACCCACGCGGACGCGACAGCACCGCACGCTGTTTCACTCGACGGCCCGTATCCGGGTCCAGCTCATACAGCCTCGCGAGGAACTCAATCTGCTCCTGCGTCGGCACGAACGGGATGTGCTCCTCGCTCTCCTCGTCACGGTCCGGCATGAGGAGAAACTCCATCATCCAGTCCGCAACGTCGTATCCGAGCGTCGGGAACTCATCATCCTCGTCGATCGGTTGCCAGGGCACGCTACACCGCCCTCAGCTTCTTCTGCCGTCTGCACGCACGCGCAGAAACGGGCACCACATCATCAATGGCACTGTCGGCGTCATCTTCGAGGGTATCGGCCACCGCGAACTGAATCCGGAGCCTGGCACGGTCCTCGGGCGTGGCCCCAAACTTCGCGACACGCAGTCGAAGTTCGGCAGCAACTCGGTGATCGCCCTTCCAGTACAGCGCGTGCAGGTACGCGGTGTCGAGCAAGAACGACCAGTCGGTCTCCGTGTACTCCGCACTGAGCGGGGATTCTCCCCACATCTTCCACCAGCGGCGAGTCACCATCGGCCACGTGAAGCGTTTCTTCCTCGGCTTGCCATTCTCGTCAAGGACAACTTGCTCGATGACTGGCAGCGACGGCTGCTCGACCGGCTGCGCCGTGATGATGCGCAGGACTTGGGGGTCTTTGTTCCGGCGAGCTCGCGAGCCCTTCGGCTTCGGCGCGGGGCCACGACCAGCCATAACCACCCCCGCCTATCCGCAGAATGCCAACGAATTATCCGTTACAATAGGAGACGTGAGGACATGCGAACACTGCTCGGCTCCGCTCAGACACTGGGCGCGCGCCGACGCGCGCTTTTGCTCGACCCGATGCCGAGTCGCTCACCACCGCACCGCACAGACGCATGCCCCACAAGTGCTGCCCGCCGAGCTCATCAACCGTCCCCGATGGGTCAACCACATCGACAAGCGCCCCGTGTGCTCGCGCACCGGGCGTTGGGCTTCAGTTACTGACCCGAGCACATGGAGCACCCACGCGGCCGCGAGCGCAACCGGCGCGCCCCTGGGGTTCGTCCTCGGTGACGGCATCGGCTGTATCGACCTCGACGGGTGCCTCGATGAGCACGGCATCCCCAACGAGGCCGCTCGCACTCTGCTCGCGTACTACGAGGGCTCGTATGTCGAGGTGTCGCCGTCTGGGCGCGGCCTGCACATCTGGGGCACTGCCGCCCCGCAGCGTGGCTTCAAGCGCATGTGGCGTGGACAGCGGATCGAGTTCTATTCGCAGGGACGATACCTCACCGTCACGGAAAACGTGTACCAAGACGGCACCCTAGCACCCCTCTAAATTCCCCCACACCCTCACCCCGCGCCCCGGCGTTTACGTTGAGCTATCAACGTTTACGAGCAGTTGATATTTCCCCAGACCCGTACAAACAAAAAACTACAGCTCTTGACGGTGATTCGATTGGGTGGGGAGGGGGTCCCTGGTGGGGGTCTAGTCGATGAGGCCGGGATGCTTGCGCTTGCGTGGGGCGTTTCGTGCCCGCTCTGCGGCTAATGCGGCCGCGGCTTCTCGCTGGGTCTTGCGCTTGTGATGCCACGAGCACAACCACTGCAAGTTCGTCGCTCGATGATCGTCACCAGGCTCGACGTGATCGCACTCGGCACCAGCTGCAGGGCAGCGCGTCCCGTCATGCAGGAGCGCTTCGCACCTGCCGCCTGCGCGAGCTCGGACGAAGGCGCGGCGCTCGTCCCAGTCAGGCGGGAGCCGCGATGCGCGATCGCTCGATGACCAAGCCATGACGCCTCATCCTCTCGGAGCTCCGCTGTGTCGGCGGGTACGCGAAAGCCCCGGACGGGTATCCGCCTCGGGGCTTGTTCGACACTTCTGCCGTTGGCACAGATGTTACAACTGCCATGCGGTGCTGTCAATCAACCTTCACCTGGTTCGCGTGTCGTGTCGCGCAGCGTCGGCGCGACGATGCCGCAGCCGCGATCACGTCCTCGACGGACACCCATACGGAGCCGCCGACCTTGACCGACCGCACCCGGCCCGCAGCCGCCCACACCCGGACCGTTGACGCGGGGAGGCCGGGGACGTGTTTCGGCACATCGCACTGTCGTTCCCATTCCTCCCCCGCCACGATCATGCCGACGGCTCCTCGGTCTTTGCTGACATGCGCGCGACCAGGACCGACCAGGCGCGCAGGCGTTCCCAGTCCTGGGAGGACAGGACGCGCCCGCAGGAGATGCGCGAGCAGGTGACCTGCTCTTGCCCTCCGACGACTCGGACGGGCGTGACCACGAGCGAGTAGGCGTTGCACGACGGGCAGGCGATGTCCTGCACGCGCCGCTCTGGTTCTTCGACTGCCCACCTCGCGCGTGCGCCGGCGTCGAGCCTGGCGAGGTCGGCAAGCATCTCGGGCGCCCACGGTGCGGCCGCGACGCGGTCGAGCAGCGGGTCAATCCAGCGGACGAGCTCAGCTAGCGCCTCCGGGGCGCGGATGCCGACCGGCTCTGCCTCTACGAGGTAGGCCTCGCCCGTCTCCGCGTCGATCTTGCGACCAGGGCTCGACCACCACAGGCCGGATGGCCGAGGAGCCTCCACGCCGATGTGCTCGCCTGCCTGGATACACCATGAGGCCAGCGCGGCTGCGAGCTCGTCCGCTGCTGCCCTCTGCTGCGGGTACAGCGAGGACGAGCCAGGCGGGCGACCACCACCGGACGATGAGACCGCCGAGGGCGCATCATCCCCGCTCATCAGCTCATCGACGAGTGCTGGCATCGTGCGGACGACGGCTTGGAGTCTCCCCCAGCAGCGGGCGCACAAGACACCGACGTAAGCCGAGCTGGGGGCGCAGCCCCTGCATGAGTCATCCTGGCAGTCAGGAAGATGCTCACCAGGCGACGCGCACCCGGACAAGCACACGCGGTTCAGCATGTCTCCTCCTCGAGGCAGAAACGGCAGGGCACGTCAGCCCCGTGGATCGGGCACACGGCGTCATCGTCCACCGGGGGACGACCTCGCCACTGGTACCAGGGAGACCCCCACTGCCCACCCACCTGTGGGCTAGGAGCTTTCCCTGCCAGACCAGCAGGTGAGGGGTTGGGCATGGGCTGAGAACCTTCAGGGGAAGCGCCAAGGTCTCTCACCTGACGTTTGCGCCTTGGCCTACGCCTGCGAGGTGAGGCAGGTTCACCCTGCCCGGCCCCGCCAGTCTCCCAGCCAGACCCTTCCCTATCTAGTTCCCTGCCCTGCCCCTCCCTGCCCTGACGCGCGCGTGCGCGCGTAGACACCCGCTTTGCTGCCGTCGCGGCAAGATTTTCCTGCGTTGCGGCTGCCGTCGCGGCAAGATTTTCCTGCGTTGCGGCTGCCGCTGCGGCAGGATTTGTTGCCGTCGCGGCTGCCGCTGCGGCTGCCGCAGGTGCCGTCGCAGGTCGGAGTGGGTTTGCGCGGCGCAGGCTGGGGGCGGGTTCGACCTGACCCGAGGCGTTAGCCTCGACGGGATCCTCGCCTCCCTCGCCTGCTGCCTGCCCCCAGTCGAGCGCGTGAGCGTCCGGGAGATCAACGTCCGTGCCGGCGGCGGTGCTGCTGGGATTCCAAGGGAGGGAGGATTCGACCTGACCCGAGGGCGTCCCCTCGACGGGATTCGCGTCCCTCCCGGCTTCGACCATGACAGCTCCGCCGCGACGCGGCGTGTCCTCGACCGTGTTCCGCTCAGCGCTCTTTGGAGGCGCTGACCAGTCCGCCTGCCCGGGCATCCACCCAGGGCGGTGAAGCACCATGCCCGCCTCGGCAGGCGTGCGCTGCTGCTTCTGCTTGTTGCAGTCCGTGCATGCGATCACGATGTTCGCCGATCCAATGTATTTGGTTGGCTCAACGTGGTCGTACTGCCACGTGCTGCGGTCCTTGCGCTGAACCTTCGTCCCGCAGTACCGGCACGGCGCAACCATGTTGCCCCCGCGCTCGACACCGCCGACGCGATCGCGCAGCCACACAGCATCTGTGATCTTCCTGTTTTTCAGCTCGGCGCGCTTTCCCCTCGTGACTCGCACGTCTTCGCCACGGTCGTAGCGAAGATCGAACCAGTCATGGAAGATGAACGACCCCTGCGGCGGCTGCACGCAGCGTTCGCACGAGTGTCCCGGCGCGTGCCAGAGTCCCTCTTCGACGAGCATCCCCGCCAGCCGCGTCGCTACTTCAAGATTGAGCGTGTCCGAGACGAGCGTCTCAACCGCAATCAGTCCATCAGTGAGCGCCTGCTGGCAGGCTGTTCCCGCGAGCGCCCACATGCCGAGTGCGGCGAGGCCGCTGAGGTCCCCGGTCATGGCGCGTCGTGCGAGGCGTTGAATCTTCGGGTTGCCCCGGAGCTCGTCTCCAAGTTGGAAGAACATGTGTGTTGCTTTCTAGTCTGAGCACCGGCATTCGCCGGTGACTGGGTTGATTGCGCCGCCGCATGAGTCGCACACGCGGGGCGTCCAGTCGTTGCAGGTCATCTGGTCACCTCCTCTTGGTCGTAGTCTTCGGGGAACAGGCTGCGGGGCCTGTAGTCGGGGTAGTTTCTGGTCATCCAAGCTCTCTCCGTGAAGGCGCGGCGTTGTTGCTCGGCTCGGACGTAGCAGGGGTGGCAGAGGGCGCGGCCGGGGAGTATCGGTGTCTCGCATTTGGGGCAGCGCCGTGGGTTCTCGTCGAGTTCGGCGGGGTCTATGCCCCAGCCTGTGCGCTCGTGGGCGGTGGCCATCAGAATGGGGGTTCCCAGACGGAGGGCTGCGGGGCTTGGCGCGCCCAGGGGTCCTCTTGGGCGGGCGGGCGGGGCGCGGGCTGCTGTGGGGCTTCCTGCGGTGCCTGCGGGGCCTGTTGCGTGGGCTGGGGGGACGCAGGTGGAGGCGGGGGCGGGTATCCTGCCCCGCCGTCGGCTGCGGGGTGTCTGGTGACCTGCGCGCGGGCTCGGCGTAAGGAGGGGCCTACCTCGTCGACCTGCATTTCGACGATCGTGCGACGCTCGCCCTGCTGCGTTTCGTAGGAGCGCTGGGTGAGGCGTCCGAAGACGACGACGCGCATGCCCTTGCGCAGCGACTCGGCGACGTTCTCAGCGGTCTCGCGCCATACGGAGCAGCGCATGAACAGGGTGTCTCCGTCGCGCCATTCGCCAGCGTTGCGGTCGTAGGTTCGCGGGGTCGATGCCACCGTGAAGTCAGCGACGGCGGAGCCGGACTGCGTCCAGCGGAGTGTTGGGTCAGCGGTCAAGTTACCGACGAGGGTAACGAATGTTTCGCCGCTCATTGGTCTTCCTCATTTTCTTCGTAGGGCATGACAGTGAATCGGATCGAGCACATGGGAATGCCCATGCGCTTGCCCGCGTGACGGGGGTCGAGACGCATGTCGGGTCCCTGCAGGTGCCGCGCATCATCGTCCGGGAGCAGGCCCGCGTCCACAAGCCCGTCAACGAGTGCTTTGAGTGTGGGCATGTAGTTGTGGAGGTCGCGGCGGCGCCCATCAGGGAAGCGGACCCATGCGACGAGGCGCGCGCGCATGAAGGTCGGGCAGCGGGCCGCGCGGGCCATCACGCGGGCCTGCATGCGCAGTGTCCGAATCCGCGGGGAGAGAGTACGGCGGTCGGCGCGGCCGTTGAGCGAGAGCATGTCCGCCTGGGGCAGATCGAAGGGGCCGATCTCCCACAGGGGAGCAATGGCAGTGTCATTCATCGCGTTCTTCTCCTGCCTGCGGGTAGAGGCCGTCAATGAGCTCGTCAACGACGGCACCGATGGCCCTGCGGATGCTCACACGTTGTTCGGGCGTCTGCGCGTACTTCTCGGCGATGTCAGCGCCGACGTCGATCAGGGCGGACGCCGTTTTGATCGCATGCGTCTGAACCCGTGCCAGTTCCCGTTCAAGGGCGCGAACGTGATTCACGCGCTCGATTTCGGTGAGGAGCTCTTCAGTCACAGTCCTTCCCCTCCTTCGTAGACGCGAAGCCCCGCTGGCTCTCTCACGCTCCCCATGGGCACAGGTGGAAGCAGTGCATTCTCCAGGTATGGGATTGACGGCCCGTCGTATAGGAGCTCTCCCGTCACTGGCCCCTGAAGCAGTACTGAGCCGGCGGACCAGCCGAGGCACGCATCAGTGCCCCAGATGAACGAGGACCGCCCGTAGCCGTCCCCGACGCGGACACGCAGAGGAATCTGCCAGGCCGCCGCCGACGCCGCGAATGTGCGGACGACCGCAGGGTCCATCTCCACGGCCGCGTCCTGATAGAGAACGCCTTGGGCTCCATCCAGCAGGAGGCGCGCTGCGTCGACGCGGTCCTCATCCATCGGCTCCGCAGCCGGGGCGACACGCGCCATCTGAGGCCCATACAGAACCCCCGTCTCCTGGACAGTGATGCCCTCCCTCTCATCGAGGAGAAGGCTCACCCGCTCGACGGGAGACCCCGCGAGGAACGTCGCCAACGACTCAACCGCAGAGCGACGCAACCACATTGATTTCACACCATCGCTGTAGCTATCCCCATCAAGGACGTTGAATCGCACCGCGATCGCGCGCTTGCGATCAATCGCGGCCGCGAGCGCCATCACGCAGTCCTGGACGACGGCCAGGCGCAGCAGGCCCGCGCCATTGTCCGGCGCATCCTCGGGAATCTTCCGGGCCACATGCGGCAAGGCTGCACGAAGCGCCCCCTCCAACGCAGCCCGAGACACGACTACCAGCGTTGCATCCTCGACGCTCATCAGTACACCTCCCCAGCGCGCGGTCCCCAGGTGATGATTGCGGGGGCAGCCTCGACCTTCTCGCAGAACGCCTCCTCACCCTCACCGAGGGTGTATCCCCAGTGCTCTAAGGTGCGCAGGTACAGCTGAACGAGGCTGTCAAAGCGCTCACCGTTGCAGCTGCGCCAGTAATCACGGCCCATGCCGCCCTCGAGGACGCCGATGCACCAGGCGAGGCGCGCCTTAGCCGCCTGCGCGGCTGACATCGTGAGCCCGAAGCCCATGGCATCGAAGTCGACCAGCGCGCGGCCCTTCGCCTGCGATGCGTCGGACACCTGGGCTTGGTTGTAGATGACGGGCATTTCCAGGAGCGCCGTGTCCTTCGGCAGAGGGCGCTTGAAGAGCACATCCTTAATCCAGGCGCGGCGCACTTCGCCTTCCTGAGCCGCCTGACGGTTCGCCTCGATGGTCGCTGCGCGATCGACTTCCTGCATGGTCCGCGCCCTGTCCTCACTGGTGAAGTGCCCGTGCGCCGAGTAGTCCAGGCACACAAAGCTCGTCCGCGCGCGCATGTAGTCGCCCGTTCCGATCACTGTGACATACGCGGCGTTGCCGGGGCAGCTGTCGTGCGGCTCAACCTCGTTGCCGTACTCATCGACCAGGTTCCACAGGTACTGGTTGTGCTTCGGGAAACCGTCATAGAAATCGTCAGCTGTAATGACGTGGGTACCCTGCTGGCGCAGGTCGAGGACCTCGTCCTCATAGACCTGGCGGCGTCGCGCCTCATCACGGGCGCGCTCGAGGAAATGATCGATCTTGCCGGGGGCCTCGCGAATCTCCTCGACAACCGCGGCTGCTATGTCCTCGGGGAGGTCAGCCTGCGCCTCGGCGATCTTCGCGAGATCATCGAGGCCGAGATTCGCCGACTCCCCAAGCTCTGCGACCTCCGGCAGGGCATAGGCGACACGCCTAGCCAGCGGGACCTCGCTGGCCTTCACGCCGCGCTTGCGCAACTCGGCTGCAGGGAGGCCCATCAACACGAGTTGGTTAATGGCGCGGGCGCGGTCCACGGTCGAGGTGTGCTCGTGAGCATCGTTCTCCGTGAGCTGCAGGCTGATCCGCTCAGCCTCGCCCGCTACGTCGACGATCCGCACCGGCACCGTCTCCAAGTCCGCCTCGATGGCCGCGCGGTGGCGACGGTGCCCGTCGAGGACCACCAGGCCCGTGAGGGTCGGATACACGTCGATGTCTTTAAGGACACCGAGTCCGGCGATCGTCTCCACGAACTCGGGGCCGACACGCAAGTCAGCGCGGATGTTCGAACCGGCCTGCAAGAGCTTCGGGTCGATCAACCACCGCTGTCCAGGCTGGACGGCCCCAATCGGGTCCGCCGCAACCTCAGCCGACAACACGCCAGTACCCGTCGAGGGCACCTGCTCAGGTTCCCCGCGGCGTGGCTCCAAGCCAACCGCCTGCGCAACAGCCACCAGCTCCGTGAGGTCGTAGCGTGCCGGCGCATTCGGCGTCGCCTCACGCACGACGCTAATCCACTGCGCCTCACGCAGCCGATCAAGGGCGCGGCGCAGCGTCCGCGCGGACAGGCCAGTCAGGCGAGCCAGCTCAGCCTGCGCAACCTCAACGTGGCCGTCAACGTCGACAAGACCGAGCATCGTCTCTGCGACGGTACGGGCCTGCACGTCATCAGCAGCAATCGCGATAACGCTCATTTCTTCTCGCCTCCTCGACGGGCTTCCTGCGCCTGCATCATCAGGCGTCGCATCTCACGGAACTCGCGAGTATTTGCGCGCCAGTCCTGCCACAGGTACGCCGTCACCAGCGCCAGCAGCCCCAGGACGACGACGCCCACCATCGTTTCGGTCACTTCTCCGCCTCTTCCTTCTCCGGCGCTCCTGCCGCGAAAATCGTCGTGCCACAGTTCGGGCACTGGAATGTTGGTGCCGACGGCGTCGGCGGCGCCCAATCTGGCTTCTCCACAACGGCCGCACGCACCTCGACAATCCGGCGTGCATGCATCACGGACGGGCTCGGAGGCGACATCAGCAGCAGCCCCTGACGCTCAACCTCATCAACGAACGCAGCGTTCGCCAGCCCCAGCAGGTGCGGCATCGGCAAATTCGCGTCCTCGATAGGGAACTCGACGATCATCTCGACGGACCTCATGCCCGGCGCTCCTTCCACGCGACGTAAACCAGGCGCTCGGCGAGCGCCGTCGGGGGGAGGATCGCGGCGAGCGCCGCCACCCACCCGTCAATGAGGGACCCGAGCCACCACGCCAGCACCACCAGCGACAGCGCCAGCAGAACCCTGGCAACGTTCATCGAGCTCATTGCTTCCCTCCCTGTGCCTGACGCGCACGCGAGCGCGCCAACGCAATCCGCTTCTGCGCAGCCGTCTGCTGCCGCCGAATCTTCATGACCGCATCGAGACGCCGTAGTGCCTCTAACACCGGCGCACCCAACGCCACTGTCTCGGTCGTGTTAACCTGATTCATGACTGATAGTCCTTTCTTGGACTGCCCCGGCCGACCCCAATCGGCCGGGGCGCTTTCTTTTCAACTGGTGACCGTGGGGCCGGGCGGAGACTCGCAACCCACCAACACTCAAACCCGGCCCCACGGAGCTAACCTCGCCACACCCCGTCCTCGGGACGCGCGAGAATCTTGTACTTCGACACCTGAACGGTGTGGCCTGCCGGGGTATGAGCACTGGCCCCCGGCAGGCCACGGCCTCCCTCAGCGCCGCCGGAGTGAGCGGAGGAAGACGCTGAGGAAGACGAACCATCCGCACCACGGATGGCCCCCTCCCCGGTAAGGTGGGTAACACCCGCTAGGCCGCACGAAGCAGTGCAGCCACCACACCTCACCGAGGAGGAAGAATGACAACCATGTCCGCTGGCCCCACCCTTGCTGCCACTCTCGACAACATCAAGCAGCGACTGCAGAGCCAACAGCACACGCTTGAAATCTCTCTGGGTGGCAGAGATAGTGATGCTTATCGACGGCTCGCTGTCCGCGCGGAACTCGATGCGCTCTGGGAGGCTGTTGAAGTGCTCGCCTACGTCATCTCCGGCGTGGAACTTAGTCGTGTGCCGATTCGCGATTACTTCGGAGAGCGACGGGAGTCGTGACCCGCACGCCTGCTGCCCGTCTCGTGCGAGATACTCCGCAGCAGCGCCGCCCACCGCAGACTCACGAAGGTTCGACGCATGAGTGTTCGCAACGTCGGCCGACGAGGCCACGCGGGCAGCCGCGCCGCCCACCGCCGAACGTTCACTGCGCCCGAAGGAATCGAGGAACATCTCCGCTTCTCGCAGGTCTTCACATGCCTGGATAACAGCCCTCTGAGCATCCTCGAAGGTCTTACGCGCCCCGGTCTCTCCGTGCTTCATGCCGCGTCACCCCCGACCACGGCCTGATCCACAGCAGGGTGGACGCAAATGCCCATGCTTGTCCGTACCATGCGGGCAACGCCCATTTGAGGGCGTTTGAGTTCGCATGAAAGGAGGTGACAGGCATGGCGAAGGGCGGAAAGAGCGGAGGCGGCAAGTCCTCCAAGGGCACTTACCGAAGCGCCGTGACCGGACGTTTTGTCACGGCCACTTACGGTAAGGGCCACCCGAACACGACCATCAAGGAATCCGGCAAGTGATCCGCTAACCGTGTTCTCCCGGTGGGCGGGTGCCCCGGCACATGGGCGCCCGCCCACCAAGCTTTCATTCGTTCTCATCAGTGTTCTCCATGTTCTGACGCATCCATGCGTCCAAATCTGCGATCGAGTACCGGACCAACTGCCCGCGCTTCGCATAACGGGGGCCGTCACCTGCCCGGCGCAGCGCGTACAACGTGGACTCAGACACCTGCAAGTAGTCCGCCGCCCCCTTCGGGGTTACCCACCCCGGAGTCACGAGGACTCACCCCCCAGCTCCGCCGCGTCGCTGTGCATCACGCCGCGTCACCGCCGTCAATGGAGCCGTGGAAGGCGTGGAGGATGACAGTGCCCGTGCGCTCGTCCTGGATCACGTAGTCCTCGGGAGCGGACGGCGCGGCCGCGAGCGCGGAGCGTCGTTCGGCAGCTTCGCGTTCGTCGGCTGCGATCTGCTCGATGTAAGAGCGGTCGAACAGGTACTGGCCGGTCTGGCCGGGCATCTTCTGGATAGGAGCGATGCGGCCTGCGCCGATTCGCTGATGCACAGTCCTCTTGGAGATGCCGAGCATGTCGGCAACCTCAGAGACATTCACAAGCTGATTTGTAGGCATGTGCATAGCATTGCATGGTTTTCAGATATGCACAAGTCGGCATGTGCATAGGTTGCAGATTCTGCGCATGTAGGACGTGCCTCAACTTTGCACGAAACATTGCATGAGCACCCCAGATATGCGAAACTAGGCATATGAGCACTTCAGTCCAAACCCTCGCCAGCACAGGCTTTATTCCTCAGTGGACCATTGGGGACCGCCTGCGCAAGGCACGCGAAATGACCGGCCTTACCCAGGTCCAGTTCGCCGAGCGCGTGGGACTCTCGCGCGCCACGGTCAATAACAGCGAGCTCAACAAGAGTCAGCCGCGCAAGTCCGTTGTGCTTCTTTGGGCAATGGAGACCGGCGTCGATCGCGACTGGCTCATGACTGGCGCTGCAAACAATGAAACCCCCGACCCTGATGGGCCGGGGGGAGAGCTCCTGCGGTTGGATTCGAACCAACAACCGTCCG